AAGGTGGCAATCTGCGTGTTCGCCTGTGAGAACCCCCCATTGGGGGCGTTCTTGCAGAAGGTGGCAATGTGGCTCGTTAGGGATTATACGAAGTTCCAAGTATTGCGAAGAGTACGGACGGTGAGAACGTGTATTGGTACACTGGTGAGAGCATTGTTAGAACAAGTATTGTTAGCCTACAGTGTGATGTGTATTGTGGGGAAGCGATAAGGAGGGAAGCCTTTGGTCAAGATCCGAAGGAGCTTGATTCACGAACGACTGGTCTGTCCTGTTAAGGACGGAATCGTCACTGTTGTATTGTTATTACATGGTTGCAAAGTTACGTCTTGACACGTGCTTTTGAGATAGTCCATAAGGGGGGTAAGGGGGGATCTCCAGTATGAATCAATTAGTTAAGTTAACAGATAAACAAACCAAGTTAGTTGATACACTCGTAGCGACAGGTTGTAGTATAACAGAAGCTGCGAAGATAGCAGGATATGCAAGTGGTGATAGTGGTAGAGTCACTGCTAGCAAGGCGTTAAAGGTTCCACACGTTCAAGACTATATGATGAGATGTATACAGGACAGTATAGGAATGAATGCTACGATAGCTAGCAGTAAGCTTGTGAGACTTGCTCAAGGGGCTAAGAGTGAGTACGTTCAGTTGGAAGCGAGCAAGGATATATTAGACAGAGCAGGATTCAAAGCACCAGATAAACATCTGCATTTACATCAAGGTGATATTAAGGTGTCTATTGATTTAGGGTAATCTGTTTTGCTGTGTGTGTGATAGGTAAGGGGTGGGTTTAAAAGTGCAGGCTTAATAATACTAGTATCTCTACCCCTCACATTATTTGTTAAAAAAGCTTTTCAAAAATATATTTTTACTGTAAAGGTAAAAACATGGCAACACCTGCATGGACTAGATCAGAAGGAAAGAACCCCAAGGGTGGGTTAAACGCTAAGGGTCGTGAAGGCACTGGTATGAAAGCACCTGTTAAGAGTGGTGATAATCCTCGTCGTGCTTCCTTCTTAGCTCGTATGGGTAAGATGCGTGGTCCAGAGAAAGATGCAAAGGGTAAGCCAACAAGATTGCTTCTCAGCCTCAGAGTGTGGGGAGCAAGTAGTAAAGCCGATGCAGTAAAGAAAGCAAGAGCAATTAGCAAACGAAATAAAGCAAAAGCATAAGGAGTATTGATATGCCGATGGGTAAAGGGACGTATGGAAGTAAGAAAGGCAGACCACCTGCAAAGAATGGTGCTAAGAAAATGACTGCTGCCCAGAAGAAGTTACCTGCTTCTTTGCAAAAGAAAATTATGGCAAGTAAGAAGTAATGGCTATTGATCCAAAAGTAACTGCTCGATCTGCTGCTAAGAAAGCAAGTAAGGCAAAGAAGCCAACAGCATCTGCTAAAGATTTAAAAGCTGTTGAAGTCGCAGGTGTAAGTGATGATTTAAAGAAAAAGTTATTTGGTGGTACGTTTATTAATACTGAAAAAGCTTTCAAATTGTATATGCAGTATAGAAAAGATGGATCAAATCCATTACGAGCATACGAAGATGTATTTGATATAAGTGTAACTAATAGTGATATTATTCGTAAATAATAAATAATAGGTATAAATAATGGCTGTTAATGCTTCTGGGAATTACACCAAACCTGCAATGCGTAAGAGATTGTTTAGCCAGATAAAGAGTGGCACAAAGGGTGGCAATGCAGGTCAATGGTCAGCACGTAAGGCTCAGTTATTAGCAAGGGCTTATAAGAAAAAGGGTGGTGGTTATAAGTCATGAAGAAACCACAGCGGAGTTTAAAGGCTTGGTCAGATCAGAAGTGGAGAACCAAGTCTGGCAAACCATCTTTAAAAACTGGAGAGAGATACTTACCAGAGAAAGCTATTAGTGCTTTAAGTGATGAAGAGTATCGCAGAACCACACGCAAGAAGAGAGCAGCCATGCGTAAGGGCAAGCAAGTATCCAAGCAGCCTGATTCTATTTCTAAGAAGACGGCTCGTTATAGAAAGGTAAGTTAATGGCTTGGCTTCACAAACTATCTAAAGAAGATAGAAGCATTCTTAGGACTGTGGTAAAACAGGTACACATGAAACACTTTCCAAAAGAGTTCTGTACGGACTATGAAGCTGACAAGTTAATCTCCTCCCTAGCCCCTTCCACTTTAGATAAGCTAGAGAAAATAGGTAAGGACTATCGGGTTGATAGAATTTAAGTACAAGCCTGATGGTCAGGTGCTTAAAGACTTCATGCGTGATGATACTTTCTTTCGTGGCATAAGAGGACCAGTAGGCAGTGGCAAGTCTGTTAGTTGCTGTGTTGAAGTCTTCCGAAGATCCATAATGCAAAAACCAAATAAGGATGGAGTGCGTAGAAGCCGATGGGCGATTATACGAAACACCAATCCTCAGTTAAGAACCACCACAATAAAGACTTGGCTTGATTGGTTTCCCGAAGAAGAATGGGGAAAGTTTATGTGGTCTGTGCCATTTACGCATCACATTAAGAAAGCCGATTTGGATATGGAGGTTTTGTTCTTAGCCCTTGATCGACCAGAGGATGTTAAGAAACTTCTATCATTGGAACTTACTGGCATATGGATTAACGAAGCAAGAGAAATACCCAAGAGTATTATTGATGCGTGTACTATGAGAGTGGGTCGATTCCCTTCTATGCGAGAAGGTGGACCAAGTTGGTCAGGAGTTATTGCAGATACCAACGCACCAGAAGAAGATCATTGGTGGCCTATCATGTCTGGAGAAGTTCCAATACCAGATCACATTCCTATTGAACAAGCACGTATGTTGGTAAAGCCTGACAACTGGAGCTTCTATTCTCAGCCCCCTGCTATGGAGGAAAAGCTAACGGACGAAGGTTCTATAGATGATTATCTTGAAAGCAACAAAGCAGAAAACAAAAAGAATATGCTCAAGACATACTACCCTAACTTAGTAAAAGGAAAAACTAAAAGTTGGATAGATGTTTATGTTATGAATAGACTTGGAACTATACAGGAAGGTAAGCCTGTGTACCCACACTTTGTTACTGAAACTCATGTGGCTACAGAAGAAATACCTATAGCTGTTGGTGTTCCTTTGTATATTGGAGTTGACTTTGGTTTAACTCCTGCTGCTGTATTTGGTCAGAAGGTAAGAGGTCGATGGCTTATACAATCAGAGATTGTAGCTATTGATATGGGGATAGTTCGCTTCTCAGAACTTCTTAGACAAGAGATAGCAACACGCTTTGGTGATTTAGAAGTTCTTATATATGGCGATCCTGCAGGAGATTTTAGAGCACAGACAGATGAGAGTACACCATTCCAAATATTAAGAGGTGCAGGACTGCGAGCAACACCTGCACCAAGCAATAGTGTTGACTTAAGATTGGAGTCTGTTACCTCTCAGTTAAACAAGATGGCAGATGGTAAGTCTGCTTTTTTAGTTGACCGACGATGCCCAAGTCTGATAAAGGGTTTTGAAGGTGGTTATGCCTACAAAAGAATACAAGCCTCTGGGGAACGATATGATGTTAAGCCCGAAAAGAATATGTATTCACACATACACGATGCTTTGCAGTACTTACTTATTGGTGCAGGAGAAGGTAGAAGTCTTATGAATAACCAAAAGATGGCAATGCCTTTTCAAGCTCGTACAGGATTTGATGTGTTTAATCGCAAGCCAACTGTTCAACGTAAATCATTTTGGTCGAGGATGTAACCATGTGTAGAAAAAGAAAATCCCCACCCCCTGCTGATACAACACCATTTAATCAAGCTGATATAGATGCAGCTTTAGCTGCTGAAAAACAAGCAGCAGCCGATGCTGCAACTGCAAAAGCAGCAGCCGAAGATGCAGCAGCCGAAGATGCAAGTAAAGTTCAAGATACAGATACAAAAAAAGAATCTACTGAAAGTTTAGATGAAAAACTTTCATCTATGGGTGGCACGACCCAAGCTATTCAAACTATACAAAATACAGTTTTTCAAGAAGTTAAAGGTGCGACTGAAAAAGAAAAAATGGAAACTCGTAAACGTAAAGAACAACAACTGCAAAGGGCTGTTCGTCAAAGAAGAAGATCAGGCACAATGGGTAGACGTTCTTTAATAACAGGTTCATATGGTGGTCGTGGGTATAGAGGTTAAAGGATAAGTTTATGAATATAGTTGATCCTAATTTTTCAACAGATGAAAATATTAAGTCTTTATTAAGTCGTTATGAAAAAGCAACTGGTATTAAAGATCAGTTTAAAGATTTGTTTGAAGAGTGCTATGAAGTTGCTTTCCCTCAACGCAGAGGGTTCTTTAGTGAAACAATAGGTGAGAGAAGAGATGAAAAGATTTTTGATGAAACTTGTGTCGTGGGTGTACAAGAGTTCGCCTCCCGACTCCAACAAGGACTTGTCCCCAACTTCGCAAGGTGGGCAGACTTCCAAGCAGGTTCGGAAACCCCCAAAGAAGAAAAAGAAGCGATCAACAACGAACTCGACGAAGTAACAGAGTACGTCTTTGAAGTTTTGCAAAACTCAAACTTTAGCCAAGAGATACATGAATCCTTTATGGACTTGGCTGTTGGCACAGGAATACTTGGTGTAGAAGAAGGCAATGCTTTAAACCCTGTCAACTTCTCAGCTATTCCATTAACAGATGTGGTACTTGATACAGGACCAGATGATAGAATAGATCATGTGTTTCGTGAAAGAGAAATGCGGTTTTCTGAGATAATGATACTTTATCCAAAGGCAGAAATGTCAGAAGATTTAA